ACTGTGGGAAGAAGGCGACAATGGCTTCGGTACTTTCCTCAGTCACCGGAATTAATTGAACGTATCGCCTTCCGTATGCGTTATAGATAGCACGGTCGTGGCGTACTCGCTCTAGGTCCGCTGCCCAACCAAGCTTCAACTCAGGTGTCAACTTGTGGTACTTGACAAACGCCTCACTTGCTGTAGAGAGTGGTAGTCCAGTTGTTAGAGCTAGACGATCAGGCATCATTCGGTAGTTAAGACCATGACGACAGCGCTTAGCAACGTAACGGATTGTCGGCTTCCCCGCCATGTCCGCATTGTATGCGATGCCATCACGCTTCGCGGCGACTTCATCCAAGGGGTAGCGGTCGAAGGCGGGAACTTCGTTGTACGGTACATCGAACATGTCACTGGCGAGTGCGCGATGACAGTCGTAGCTGCCGTCGCGCCTCGCTCGCTCAAACTGCTCAATCCATGTAGCGATGTTGTAGCGCCAGCCCACTACACGAGCCTCCGCTTGGGAGCCGTCGATGTAGACAAAGCAACAATCAGGGTCAGCGATGAACATCTCTTTAGCGCGGTCAGGAATGTTCTGCAGATTGCCACCGCTACCCCACAGCGTTTGAGCGCTACTCAGTCGTCCCGGCGCAGAACGTACTCCGGTCTGCCTGTAGTCGCAGCGCATCCTATTGTCAGCGTCAGGCTTCGCGCTGGCGTAGACTGAGTAGAACTTGTCGTCTTCTATGTATGCGTCAACTGCGTTAAGCACAGCACGTGCCGCAGGTGGTGTGCGTGGATGCTTACGCATTAGTTCACGGTTAGTTGCATCGGTGCTTGTACCTCTGCCCACTAGCTTCAGCTTCGAGAAGTACAACTCTGCCATCTGCTTAGGTGAGTTAGGGTTAGGAGTGTAGTTTGCGTCACCCACAGCTACACGACAGGCTTCGTAGAATGCAGCTAACTTGTGCTGCAAATCGTCATACAGGTTCCCCGGTGTGTTTTGGTCGAGCATGTGTTCGCGTAGTTTCATATCATTCAGCACACCGCCGACAGTCATCAACACTAAGTGTGACTGCAGACGCATCACGTGTTCAAAGTAAAACTTGTCAAGCTTTTGCGTGCGTAGCTCCGCAATGATGTGTGCATTCGACGCAAGTGTGAGTGCACAGTCTTTACCGTTATAGTTCCAGAAGTTATCCACACTACCTGTATGTCGCCACTCGTCTTTCTCGTTCTTGTAGAATGGGTGTGTAGTGTACTGCTTAACGATAAATCCGAGGTCATGCGGCATGGTAGGGTAGAGAACATGATGACCAAGCATAGTGTCGGAGTAGGCTGGCTTACAACGAATACGGTCCTTAAACCATAGCCACGCCATATCGAAGCCTCCATTCTGCCACACCACGCGTACAGTCGGCGCAGTGTATAGCTGTTGGAGCCGACGACGTATTTCGAGTTCTTCCTGTACATTGTATAGGTTCTTTTCTTCGTCACGGAACGCAATGCACATCGCTTCATGCGGTGAGGAAGCAAGGCCGATGCAAGCTGTCTCGTTGCTGATAACTTCAATGTCCGATGCAATGGGACTAGTAGATGTTTGGCACATACGAATATAACTGATCGCGTCTTTAGCTTTGGGGTTGATATGTACATTGACAGCATGGGGTTTGAACTTGCCTAAGATCACTGGTCGGAGTTTATCAGATATGTCCATGTCGAAGATGATGTGTGCCATAGGATCGCGGGCGCAGAACGCTGGATTGAATGTGCACACAGCAGTGACAGGGCGATTGAGTGTTGTACATTCTAACACACTGCCACGCCAGTTAGTGATACCTTTGCGACCTGTAAGTGCTTCAACAGCGTAGTTGCCTAGCAACAGTACGTGTTGCAGGTTAGGCAGTTGATCTAACTCCCACAGTAGTAGCTCCTGCCACGCTGTTAACTCATGCTTGCCTACTGGTTTACGGTTTATGTCTGTGTCGAATGCTACTTGACGCTTGACTACGTTGGTGACGTAGCACTCGTGACGCTTGACTTCAGGTACATATGTGCGGATAGCTTTCCACAGTATGTTGCCAGCACCTCCGATCAGCGGGATGCCTTGTACTATTTCGTTGCGACCGGGAGCTTCAGCTATCACTGCTAATGTTGCATTGACAGTGCCTCCCATTGCACACTCTACTACTAAGCCGGCAGTCTGTGCTTGTAGTGTGAAGCGCTCACGTAGTTCTGCAGTGTTCATGTTGGTGTTCCTAGCCAGAAGTTAATAGTTATGGTGCCATCATAAAGCTCTCCGTCTTTATAAAGGCGAGCGCCTGATATGTCCTGCGATACTGTCCACTTGTGCCACTCTACAGGTTTAATTAAGCCACACCAAAGCAACACCTGATATGTCCATCGCCGCAATGTAGTCATGTCACTTCCTCCGCTTCCAACCCATTGACTTGAGCGATGTAGCGAAGCTGCGTTGGTCAGTTACTACAGTAGCATGTTTAGCAGCACGAGTAAGACCAGTATAGAAGTTAGGACGGCTAAGATTAAAGAACGCACATGAAGCCATGCAGTAGATGATGTTGTCATACTGGCTCCCCTGACACTTGTGAGTTGTCAAAGCGTATGCAAGTTCGATAGCCTTTCGCGGGTCGTAGTGATAGTGAAAGCGTTTGCGTAGGTTGTAGTCATTAATGCGCGGCGGTAGCTCTACCACTCTGTCACCGAAGTCGATCTCCAATACACCATATTCGTCGATGCTGTTAATGCGTCCGACTTCGCCGTTGAGCATCTGCTTTGTGTCTGGACACGGTATGAAGCTGCCGATAAGACCCACGCCGTTACCGTCATACTCAGTGAAGCGCTCAGTGTAATCACGCAGATCGTAACTGTTCGTGTTGCATACGACCTTATCTCCGATGCTAACAAAGACACGGTTCTTTACCTCCCACTTGTTCCTAGGTAGCTCTGTCTTGCCGGGCATCTCAGGATTGAAGCGTGTTTGTAGTATGCTGTTAAGACGCACAGTGCCTATGTCAGACTTGCGTGCTGGTGAGATGATTTGATTGTTCAAGTCACACCAGTCAATAGCTTTGTCACCACCTAGCTGACCATACAAAGAGTGTAACACTGCGTCGTGTGTTATTACTTTAACATCTTCGTTGCTGGTGAAGAACTGACCGCGGGTTATACGTCGAGCAGCTTCAATGATACCGTTGCCTTCAGCTTGACGATAGATGTTGTTGAGCGTGAAGGTGTTAGGCATCTCCAAGCAGCGTTGGAACGGTGATGTAGGGTCAGCTAGCTCGTTGTTCTCTATAGGGGGTAGCTGCCGTACATCGCCAAACACGCGTAGACAACCGCCAGTGCGAATAGCACTAACAAGATCACGATGCAGTCCTGTACTGACCATTGCATATTCGTCAACTATGATGAACTTCTCGTCTAGTGGACGCGTACGTGTGCGGCTAGGCTGACTGACGCTGGTAGCTTCACCAGTTTCTTCGTCAACGTCAGGACGATTGAACTCTAGCAGCTTGTGGATTGTCTGTGCAGGGTAGCCCGTTGCTTCACGTATACGTCTAGCCGCCTTGCCTGTAGGTGCAGCTATCGTGAAGCTAGCACCTTGTTCTTTGAGTATGTCACATGCGCGCTTGATGATTGTAGTCTTGCCTGTGCCCGCTTCACCTGTCACTGCTACTAGTCTCTTAGTAGCGTCAGCACACATCTCTACAGCGAGCCTTTGCTCTAGGTCCAACTCCATCGTATGTCCTTTCAGCGCTAGGTTTCGCGCTTAGTTATACATTGTATAGACAACGCCGCGCATTAGTGGGGATACTCACTCCTACGCGGCGTTGCTCCACACTTGTCAGCTAGGTGTTTGCAATACCTATTGCTGAATAGGGATTAGCCTAGCCAACTTGCGTAGCTCCGTCCTGCTCACCACGCTTGGTGGAGATGATTTCGTGCTTAACACGTGTCAGCCCCATGTCCGCGTAGTCAGGAGTATCCATGAACTCAATCACTTTACGAGCGTCAGTGATGATACGCTCGACTTTCAGCTTCGCACCCTGAATAGGGTTGCCACTCTCGTCAACAACCTTGATGAAGAAGTGGAATGTGCGCTTCTGAGGTGCACGGTTAACAGGCTTCTTTGCCCCTGCGGGGCGTGGCATTGTTGCCATGATGCAAATACCTCTTGCAAGAGTTACAGGAAAGTGCTAGGTGGCGTTATTGCCACCTAGCTATAGTGTGGTAGCACACAGGAGTTAGAGAGGCAACACCTGTCCGACTTCCGCACGCGGGTTTTTCTCCAAGTCCTGCCCCATGCGGATACGTGCACGTGCCTCACGACCAACGAAGTCGTTAGGGTCGATGCTGCTAGACATGGGTACACCGAATGCCTTACAGGTATTCTTCATACGCCAGCGGTCAGCCGGTATGTCACGCGACACAACATTGAGTGTGAACGTGAGTGCATCAACACCGTCACCGGGATCGAAGTCAGCAGGGAACTCGCTGCTAGGAACTTGCAGTGTCAGTGTCAGCATAGGATTACCAGATGATGCAGCAACCTTGTCTTGAGCAGCAGTACAGACTGCTTTGTACTCACCAGCAGGAAGTTGCGGGGGAGCTTCGGCGTCTGCTATAGACTGACTAAAAGTTAACAAGCCCATGTTGGGCCTCCTTTCGTTACAGCGGCACTTGTAGTTATACACACTATAGTAGAGCTAACAAGCCGCTACGGTTAGCTCAGTGTGTATTCGGAATAACTAGGGCTAGTAGGTCTTACTTAGGAATGGAGAGTTTCTTGTGTCCACCATCTACGAACGCACTCCACCACGTAGCTATACCTGGCCCTGTTTGGTTGTTGGAGTTGTACTTCCACTCGAAGTTGGTCGCTGCAGTCATGTCGAACATACGACTTTTCATCGGTGAGCGGAAGCGTTCTGGACGTATAGCAATGTAGCGTTTGCCAGCATGGTCACGAAGGTTCCACACCTCGCTTATGTCCTTACTCGTGATGTTCGGCAGTTGTCCACCGAGCAGCATCCCGACGCTGATGATTGCACCGTCGTTATTACGATCAGCGTCCTTCTCGTGCGTAATGAAGATCACGTGCTTGTTAAGTGCACCTGTGATACGGAGTACGTTGGAGATAAGAGAAGACACGCAGATATTACGCAGACCATACCCATTGAGGCCGGGTTGCTCGATGCTAGACTTAGGAGCGACACGTACGGCGTACTGAAGGGCGTGTTCGCTGAACTTGGTAAGGCTATCGACTATCAAGGTGTCAAAGTCAGCCAAGAGCGTATACAATGTATACGGGTCAGGCTTCATACCTTCCTTGACAATATCGACGCTGCTTTCTTTAGAGAGATTGATACGATGCCAGTCGGGCATGTTGCGAATACTCATGTCACCATCAGGGTCTAGCATGAGAAAGAGTTTGCGACCGGGGGCTGTTGCTGCGAGTGTTGTCTTACCACTACCGCTGTCACCCCATAGGATGCAAGAGAAGCGTGCAACGGTGTCAGTTGGATGTTCTATCTTTAGTTCCACTTCTGTCTCCCTATTCTTCACATAGTATAGCACATGTAGGAACACATGCAAGTTGCAGCTATAGCAGGTTGTCTTGTTCTAACGGCGACCACCGTTCTGTTACCATCTCATTGTCGAAGATGTGCTTACGCCGCTCACGTGTCTCTGTACACAGCGGGATTAGTGAGCAGCTACGGAAGTAACGGCTACATGAGTGAGTGTACATCGGTGCGTTAGTAGGATCGGCTTCATAGCGATCTATCATCTCAAGCGTGTGTTCTACCCATATGAACCACTCAAAGAATGATGCACCGTCGCGGCTAGTTGGATAGCGCATTATCCCGTCAGTGTAGCTGCTAGCCTTTGGCACTGGTATCTGCAAGCCCCACATGGTCACATCATGGATTGGTAGGCCGAGTACTGTAGACATGGCAATGCAATAGCCTGTCACTTGGTGTGAGGTGTCGAAGCTACTACTCCATACGGTGTCTATACGTGAGCCAGTTTTATTTTCGTGTACTGCAGGAGTTAGGTTGCTAGGTGCTAATGTGTCCAAGCATACAGCATCTACACGACCAATGAGGCGTATGATGGGCTTACTGTCGTCAGTGCACAATGTTACGTCGAATGGGACTTCAACGCCTATGTGTGTTGCGTTGTCATTGCAGATAGGAATGAAGCGGCCAAGTGGATAGCGCTGTATGTATGCGATAGCAGCGCTCTCCAAGTTAGCCTGTGTACGACGCGTGTCACGTGGATCGTCGTGGTAGCCGCTTGTTTCAAGTAAGCTGAGAGCCATCTGCATGCAACGCGTTTCAGCATCTTCACCTGTGTAGAAGTAGCGCATTGCTTGCTGCCAACGATTAGGTTCTTGAGGTGTATTGAGTAGACGCTCAGCATACAAGATGATAGGGATAGATAGGTCAGGCTTAGCAGTTAGAAGGTCAAACAAGCGAGCGCATGCAAACACATCGTGCA